ATTAGTGCGAACCTATGCCGACAACGGCCAGGTGTGGGCGGCGGTTCAATTTGATTCCAATGACGAAGGTGAAGTTTCCGACCGTTTGACGGCCGTGAAAAATGTTTCTTTTGTGATTCGTTACAACACGAATTTCAATGAAAAATGCCAAATTGTTTGGGATGGCCAAACGTTCGAAATTCAAAACGTTTTGCCAGTCGAACGCAAACGTTGGATGATGATAAAAACACGTTTGGTTTTCTAAAATGAACGCCCGGACCCACACCCGTACAAAAGCCAAATTGCCGAAAGGGTTCAGTTTGGAAGTTACCGGCGTGGCCGAAACAATGGCGGCCATGAAGGGGTTCGATGAAACGTTGCGTTTGAAGGTGATGAAAACCGCCGGACGCCGTGCGGCCGCCCCGATGGTTCAATCTTATCGTGACGAAATTAGCAACTTTTCGGGTGATAAATTCATCGTGTATCGTAACGGTTCAATTTACGCCGAGGTTCGGCCAGGACAATTGCGTGATTCAATTGCGCCAATGTTTTTCCGTTCCAAAAAACGCGATATGATCATCACCGTAATTGGACCACGCGTGAAGGGCGCATTTCGTGACCCGAACAAAGGTGGTTGGTTCGCGCATTTCATCAATTACGGCTATTTGTCCGACGGCAAATACATTGGTAAAAATTTGGGATTTGCAGAACGCGCCCAACAAAAAGCCGCATCATCGGTGAACTCCGAATTCAAATTGGTGTTTTTCCAGGAAGCGCAAAAATACATCAACCGTTTGGTGAAACGCCAAGCAAAAGGCAGCGCAAAATGATAGGTAAAGTCGTAAAATATAAATTTGACAACAACGCCACGTTGAACGGATTGTTCGCCGGGCGGGTTTACCCATTCATTGCCGCGCAAGGTGTTTTGACGGCGCCCTATGCGGTGTACGAAATCATTCGTACCAACCCGGCGGGTTCAAAAGACAACGATTCCGAAATCGACGAAACGTTGGTTCGGATCACGGTTGTTTCAACAAAATACAGCGATATTCAAACCGCTGTTGAAGGTGTCCGGGCTACCTTTCCAAGAACGTCCGGCCCCGTGGCGGGTGTACAATATCAATCATGTTCGTTCGACGATTTTCGCGATATTTATTCCGATAAGGACGAATTTTTCGGCGGGCAGATTGATCTAACGTTTCGAATTCCTAAATCTTGAAACTATGATTGAAGTTAAATTGATTGGCGATTGGGAAATCAAACGCGAACACGTTGTCAAGGCGGGTTCGTTGATTGAAGTCACCAAAGACATCGCCGCCCAATTGGCAAAAGCCAAATTGGTTGAACCCTTAAAAAAATAATAAGTCATGCCAGCATCAACGAATGTGATGAACGGAACGGACGTTCTGTTAGCAATTAGCACCGATGGCGGGACAACTTACACAACCGTGGGAAAAGCAACGACCGCATCGTTGCAAATGAACATGGAAGTACGCGACGTGACCACCAAAGATTCCGCCGGATGGCGCGAATTGTTGGGTGGTTTGAAGTCGTGGTCGTTGTCCGGCGAAGGAATGGTAACATACAATTTGACGTCCAAAGTGGGATTTGCCGATTTGTTCGGACACATGAATAGCCGCACTAAATTGTATTTTCGTTTCGGATCCACAACTATCGACGAAAAGCAGTACAAAGGATATGGATATTTGACATCGTTGTCGCAGGACGGCGGCGTTGAAGATAACAATTCCTTTTCGTTTTCAATCGAAGGCGACGGTACTTTGGTCCAGGCCAACGCCGCGTAATTAAAACCGGGTGTGGGGCGGGTGACCAGCCCCACGCTCACAAATTTTTTTGTATGACTGAAATCGTAAGCATCGACGGCAAAAGTTACGCCGTCAAATTCGGATTCAACGCGTTGCGTTTATTCGGAAATGAAACCGGCAAATCTTTAGCCGAAATCATGACGTTGTCCAACAATATCGGAATGAACGACGCCATCGCGTTGATGTGGGCCGGGTTGAAAGACGGCCACCGCGTTGAAAAAACCCCGTTCGTTATGACGATGGACGACGTTTCCGATTTGCTCGATGCCGACCCGTCGGCATTGAACAAGGTGATGGATGTGTTCGCGAAATCTTTCAAAGCCCCGGAATCGGGAAACGCCCAAGCCCAACCGACGGCGACCCCTTAACGTGGGACGGAATTGAAGCCATCGCGTTGGGTGAAATGTCAATGACGCCCGCCGAATTTAATGAACTGACGCCGCGCGAATTTTCCAACAAATCCATTGGGCATTTCGAGCGTGTGGAACGTGATTTCAAAACGTCATGGGAACAAACCAGGTGGTTGGCCGCAATGGTTATGAATCCGCATTTGAAAAAATCATTGAAACCAAATGATTTGGCGACGTTCCCGTGGGAAAAAAACTACAAAAAAACGAAACAAAAAACGCCGCCAACCCGGTTTGAATTGATTAAATTGGCCGAAGATTTGGGCATTTTAACGCCCGAAAAAAACGGTTGATAATGGCGGGTTTAGGTTCAATCAATTTTCGTATCGGCGCGGATCTAAAAGAATTCCGTTCGTCGATGCAAAATATCGACCGCACGTTGGGCGGTTTGTCGTCTAAATTCAACATGGTTGGTGGCGCCCTTGCGGGGGCGTTTGCCGTGAACGGAATCCAACAATTCGTTACTGAAACGTCAAGATTAGCGGGCCAGGTTGACGGCGTTCGCACGGCGTTTGATCGCATGGCGCCGGCCGGAATGTTAAGCGATTTGCGCAAGGCGACACGCGGAACCGTTTCGGATTTGGAATTGATGCAAAACGCCGTAAAGGCGGGCAACTTTGGAATTCCGTTGAAAGAAATGGGAACGTTGTTGCAATTTGCATCACGCCGCGCCCAGGAAACGGGCGAATCCGTTGACTACCTTGTTTCGTCAATCGTCACCGGTATTGGTCGGAAATCGCCTATGATTTTGGACAACCTGGGAATTTCAACGTCCCGGTTGAAAGCCGAATTCAAAGGCGCAACGGTTGAAGCACAATCAATCGCCGACGTTACCGCCGCGGTTTCTAAAATCGCGCAAGAGGAAATGTCAAAAGCCGGGGCGGCAACAATCACCGCCGCCGACGCAGCCGCACAAGTGACGGCCAATATGACGAATTTACAAGCCGCCATTGGTGAACGGATGAATCAATCCATGGGGCCGTTTTTGTCCAATTTGGGTTCAACGGTTGGATATTTTGCCGATTTGGTCGCTATTCCATTGTCCGAAAAATACGAAGATGAAGCCGCCGCCGTTGCCGGTTTGACGGTTGAATTGACATCGTCCGACACGGCATTGGAACGCCGCCGGGACATCATCAATTATTTGAATTCCAAATACCCCGGTTACCTGGATAACATCGACGCAGAAAAATCGTCAATGGCGGATTTGACCGCAGCCACACGGAAATTGAATGAACAAATGATCAACCGTGTGATCGTTCAGCGTCACCAAGAAAAAATCGACGAACAAAACGAAAAGGTCGCCGACCGTGCCGTTGATGTTGCCCAAGCGCGAATTGATTTGACAAAGGAAATTGCAAAACGCGAGCGTGAATATAACATCATTTCCAAAGAAGGGGCAACGATTCAGGAAAGAGCCACGGCAGTAATTGAAGCACAAAACAAGGCGTACAAAGATAAATTTGGCACGAACCAGGGACAAAAACAAGGTGGTATCGCCGCTAAAAAGTTAGCCGAAGATTTGGCGTTCGCGGAAAGGAAATTATCAAAAGAACAAGACAAAGGGAACGACATTTTCAAGGAACGCGACGCAATTTTGAAGCAACTTAACATTTCGTTGGGTGATTCCGAAAAATTGATCAATAAAACGTCCGAATCAACAAACGATTCAACCGCCGCAACGGTGGCATCAACCGCCGCCAAACAAAATGACGTCAACGAATTGGGCCGTTCGGCCGATGCGATGGCCGAAATGAAAGCGGCGTTGGATGAATTATTCATGTCGGTCGCCATGGAGGGTTCCATGTCGGAAAAAATGGAATTGGCCAACGTCGTTTCGTCGTTGAAACAAGCCGCCGACAACACCGAAAGAATGAAAAACGAAATGGCGGGTTTGTTGATTGAACCGCCATTCGACCCAATGTTGCCAGGCCAAGACGCGTTCAACGAAGGGTTGGAAGATACCGTGGAATTGATGTCCGGCCAGGTTTTTCCCGTGTTCAATGCATTTGCCAAAAACATGGACACGATAAATTGGGCAATTGGTGAATTCGGAAACATTTTAACGGCATCATTTGAAGCCGCCTTGACGTCGGGTGAAAAGTTTTTTCCGACGTTGATGAAGGCATTGGGCGACATGATCAAAAAACTAATTGCCGCCGCCATTGCCGCCGCCGTATTGGCCGCCGCGATTACCGTTGCGTTCGGCGGAAACTTTGCCAACATCGGAAAATTATTCGGCGGGGCAAAGAATTTCGGCCAACTGTTCGGCAAAATGTTCGGCGAAATGTCCGGAATCCCTGGATTGGCCGAAGGTGGAATTGTCACCGGCCCGACGTTGGCGATGGTTGGCGAAGGCCGTGGACCCGAAGCGGTTATACCGTTGGATCGTTTGAATGAATTCACCGGCGGCGGTGGTGGTGTCCAGGTTTACGGACGAATCCAGGGCGCCGACATCCTTTTATCATCAGAACGCGCCACACGCGTTCGTTCACGTTACCGCGGTTTCTAAAATATGGCAATACGTTTCACATCCGAATTCCGGTCCGACACCGGAATCGACTACAAAATCGAAATCGACGATTCAGTTTTCGTCGGTTCACCAACCACGTTTGCCGTTGGTTCCGATGGGTTCACGTTGCAATACACGGGTGAAACCGATGACATTGTTTCGCCGATCATGTCGTCGAACGTGTCGATTCCGTTCATGGTTCAAACGGTGTTGCAACAAACTTTTTTTGAGCAATTAGTCGCCGTCCAGGAATCCCGTTTTCGCGTTAAAATTTCACGTTGGGTGTCCGGCGCGTACCAAACGTATTGGGTCGGTTACATCATGCAAGACATCGCCCAAATCGAGGACGCCCCATTGCCGTACATTTACGATTTGCGGGCGGTTGACGGATTGGGACGGTTGGCCAACATTGACTACAACATAAACAACGATATTTTTCAAAATTCGTTGGCGTTGACGCGTTTGAACAAATTGGTTTACAATTGTTTGGCCGCGGTTGGAACAACCGATTTGTTCACAATAACGGACACGTTTTTAGAAACGTGCGTGAATTGGTGGGAAAACAACATGGTCTATTCAGCCACCAAAGACGCCGCCAATGAAATCGCCGTTGACCGACGCATTTGGACATCCATCGACGACAACGGCAACGAAACCTATTCAAAAGTTATTGAAGTTTTACGGCAACTTTGCGTGTCTTTTGGCGCACGGGTGTATCAATCCAACGGCCGATTTGTTTTCGAGCAATACGGCGAACGTGCGGCAGCATCACGAATCGTTTCAACATACGACCGCGCGGGCGCTTACATTGCCACGGCGTCAAAATCCGACGACATTGTAATTGATCAAACCATCGGCGAAGCGCGTTTGGCGGGAAATCAATTTGATTTTTTGCCCGCCATCAAACGTTGTGAAATTCAATTCCAACAAAAATTTATTGGTTCCAGGGTCGGGCAAATTTTTTTCACATTCACGCAAACCGCCGCACAATCCATCGGGTTCATTTCGCAAGATTCTTCGGCGGTGTTGGAAATTGTGTGTCCAATGATGCATTTTTATATCAACCGGACGCCGAACACAATCATTGCCGTTCCATCCTATGCCATTGCGCCAATTTTTTCAATGACAATAAAAATTGAGGATGTAAACAACCCCGGCACTTTTTGGTATTTCAAACGAACATTTAGCGGGTTTTCAACGACGTTACCTTACACGACGCCACAATGGACAACCACGCCATCAGATTACCAATTCGACATTGGAAATTTCAAATTTTCGCCCTATGCAACGGCTGGGTTGTCGTCACCGGTTACCATCCAAACGGATCAATTGCCCGTTTCCGGTGAATTGTCATTGCAATTGAAACAACCAACGTTGCGTCGCGTTTCAAATGGCGCCATTTACGCACAACCGCCGTTGTATATTGGAATGATTGCCGGGTCGTCCATCAAACATGATTTTTTTGCAAATATCAACTACATTTCCGACGGCCAATTGTCGCCGGAATCAATCATTTACAAGGCGTCAAACAACACAAGTGGAATTGATTCAAATTTGGTGTTGGAATTGGGCAATACATCCATTGCGGATGGCCCATTGCAAACGGGAAATTTGGCGGTTTGGAGTGGTTCAATTTGGGGCGGTTCCGACCAATGGCGCAAAGGCAATTCCGGCGGTTATAAAAAATTGTTGCAACTATTAGTCACGGAAGCGTTGGCGTTACACGCGAAACCCATTCGGCGATACAACGGTTCATTTTATTCGTCCCATGACATTTCCCGACGTTACACCTTTGACACATTTGATTGGCTATTCATCGGAGGTTCGTTGAACGCCAACAACGAAAATGTTGATGGTGAATTTTTCGCTATTGCCCGTGACGTCACAAATATCGTTGATGTCAATTCGGGATTGTTCGTTGGTGATTTGTCACCGATGTCCGTCAACAAAGTTTCCGGGCCCAATTCATTCGGCGGCGTTTTCGGCGATGGTTCCATTGCTGGAATGTTGGTTGATTCGGACACGTTTTCCGTCGGTCCATTTTCACAACCCAACGCGGGCGAAGCACGAATCACGGGAACCACAACCGTTGACGGCGACGCATTTTTCACCCAAGATGTTGACGTTACCGGCGATTTGGTTGTCGATGGAACCATAGTGATTGACGGGTTGGGCGACGTTGCGACGGAATCATGGGTGACGTCGCAAGGTTATTTGACTACCGCGGTCACAAGCGTTGCCCTTACGGCCCCATCGGCGTTCACGATTACGGGTTCGCCGATTACAACAACGGGAACGATTGCTATTGCCGCCGCCGGAACGTCGGGACAATATGTGCGCGGCGATGGGCAATTAGCGAATTTTCCGACCAATACGGGCGGCGGGTCAACTGTAAACTATTATTTGAACGGATCCGTAAGTCAAGGCACGTTCGGCGGGGTTCCGTATTATGAAATTAGCCGCGTTCCAATTGTCGGCGCCGGAACCGATTTCATCCGAACCAATTCCGCCGGCGATGGTTACATTGCGTCGTTCATAACCGATGCCGGTGACCCCGCATTGTTGAACATTCCTGGAGGTAACTGGAATTTGGAGTTTTATTTCAATTCATCGTCGAGCGGTGGGACCCCGTCTTTTTATGGCGAATTGTACAAAGTGAATGCCGCAAATACGTTCACATTAATTGCGAGCGGTTCCACGAATCCCGAAGACATCACAAACGGCACAACGGTTGACCAATACTTTACGTCAATTCCCGTACCGCAAACAACGTTGTTGGTTACGGACCGATTGGCGGTTCGGGTTTATGTGATTACCAACGGCAGAAACGTCACTTTGCACACGGAAAATGGCAATTTTTGCGAGGTTATTACAACGTTTTCCACGGGATTGAGCGCATTGAACGGGTTGACCGAACAAGTACAGTATTTCGCCACCGGAACAAGCGGAAGCGATTTCAATATCAATTCCGCAACGAACACACACACGTTCAATTTTCCGACCGGTTCGGCGACAAATCGCGGTTTAATTTCAACGGCCGATTGGACGAATTTCAACACGGCGTACAATGACAAAATAAATAGCGCCGCCGTAACGGGAACGACAACAAAAACGTTGACGTTGACGCAGCAAGATGGCGGAACAATTACCGCTTCGTGGACCGATTACGACACGGCGCCCGTCACAAGCGTATTCGGCCGAACGGGTGTTGTTGTCGCCGTTGGTGGTGATTACAACACAAGCCAGGTCACGGAAAACACCAATTTGTATTTCACCGATGCACGGGCCAGGGCGGCAATAAGTTTGACCACAACGGGAACAAGCGGGGCGGCAACGTATAACAATACGACCGGGGTCATAAACATTCCGCAATATCAAGCGGTGTTGACGAATCCCGTGACGGGAACCGGTACGACGAATTATATAACGAAGTGGACCGGAACGAATACGGTAAATAATTCGCAAATCTTTGACAACGGAACGAACGTAGGAATTGGGACGGCGACGCCAGCCGCAAAATTAGATATTACGGCAGACGGAAATTCATCAATCGCAATTGGTCAAAGTAGTGGTGATCCATATATTTGGTTTGACCGAAGTGACGGCGGCCCAAATAGATTAGCGTGGCGTTTACGGGAAGAGGCAAGTAGAAATTTTGTATTTGAAACTGGAACTGGCACATCAAAATATGGTCAAACATTTACCGAACGTATGCGAATTACACCCGCTGGAAACGTCGGCATTGGAACGACAAGTCCGGGTGAATTACTTACCGCAGCCGGAAACATTCAATTAACCATAGGGGCAAATAGATACATTTACATAGGAAGTGCTACAAATTATTACTACCGATTACAATCAGTTGGTGATGATTTTCAAATACAACAAGCAACAAGCCCAGTTCTTACCATTAAATATCCGAATGGCAACGTTGGCATTGGGACGACAACCCCCAACGGAAAACTCCAGGTAGACGGCGATTTTTATGTCAACGGCCTGGATAGAAAAATAATGAATTACAATGGCGCCGTTGACTACGGCACGTTGACAAATAATTCCGTAAGATTTAACCAAAACGGTACGGAAATAGCGAGAATAAATACCAGCGGAAACTTTGGCATTGGTA